CGCTGGGGAAACCGCCGCTGTTGCGATGCCCGAAAGCACTCGTCAGCCGCGTCGTTCTCCGGGGGAAGCAGCACACGATTCACCCACGAAACGGGTGCCACTACCTAAATCCGCCAGCGGTGGTAGTGTTAATCGGTGCAAGCGATGTTCTCAAGCAGAGCTGTGTACCAAGGAAACGATCCACAATGGATTGCAATTGCTTCGGGTTCGGTATGGCTTGCCATACTGCGAACTTCCGGATTGCAGTCCAGATCAACTTTCACGTTTCCTAAACTTTCTTCTTCAACAGGGTCAGGTACGTGACTCTGTTGCCTTCCCGCGCAGCCAGCGCTCGGGAAGGGTTGATAAAAACGGTCTAGTGTCACTCACTAGATTGGGGAGACGAGACAGGTGGGAGCTGGCCCACTCTATGTCGTCAATTAAACGCAACCTGCCAACGGGTTGCAGTCTCCACTTACCGTCATCGTGTTCTTCGTGGGTACAGAACGCGATCTCTCTACCCCCACCCCCATCTGACGAGTATCTCGCACACGTTCGGCGTGTAGCTACTCGTATCTTCACTCCAGGATGGGATCGTGACTACGCTCGCTTTGTCGGCGAGTATGTCCCGAACCCAACTGCTCGTCTTCCAAAGAGGTCTCGTGCAGACGCTCTTTGGCGAGGCCGGAGAGAAGAGTTTATTAACGCGACTACGGAAGAAACTCAGGTCGTTCCTGAGTTTCTCGCGCGTTACAAAGAAGTGCCTTCGGCAGGTAAGGTCAGACCACTTCTCATCTATGATGAGAAGGTCGATTTACTTGCTCCCCTGCATAAGCTTATGTACTCTTGCTTGCAGAAGCAAGAGTGGCTTCTTTGCGGTCCTCCGACCGATAAACGGATGGCATCTATCTGTGTCAACAAGTACCAAACCTCCGTAGATTTGGTATCGGCAACCGACAACCTTCACCACGTAGTGGCGGAGGTGCTGCTCGACAGCGCTTTCTTTACCTCGGTAAAGATACCTCGTAGTCTTCGTTTGTTGGCGAAGGCTTCTTTGTCTCCACGTTTTGTGGATGGCGAGGGCGTTGAGCGAGTGGTCCGGCACGGACAGATGATGGGTTCCTACCTCTCCTTTCCTTTGTTGTGCTTGCAGTCTTATTGCATGGCCTCCTGGGCCGCGCGATTTGACTGTGAGGCTCGATTCTTGGTGAACGGTGACGATTGCGTCATCTCGGCATCAAGACCGATTCATCAGCAGGACTATCCTCAGGGATCCCAACTGAATGACGGTAAAACGATTCGAGCGGAGAACGTTGTCGAGGTCAACTCGACAGCGTTCTTACGTCAGCACGGGAAATGGCGTGAAGTGCGCCATTTAAGGAGGGGCGGGGCTCCTGCCACATTCGAGGGCATGATGCACATGGCGAAAGCCACGGCGTCACGTCCTTGTTGGACGGATGCGTTTGCACGCAGCCGAATTGGCAGGAGATGGGGTTTTCTCCCATCTCAGATAGGACATTGGTCCTATGCCTCTTATAAGAGAGAGAGGCAGATGCTTAGACGGCGCCACTTCACCGTCTTGCCAGGTCCGGCGAAACATCCGGAGGAAGCATCTCTGCGTAAGATCGTTGGTCGCGATCCTACCCCAATGGAGGCCGAAGCCTTGAGGGACCATATGTGGGCCATTGGGAGATGGGGGAAGTTGAAGAGAGACGTATTCAGTCCGTCCTGCGGCTGGATACGTCGGAGTTACCGGTATAGATCACGGCCGGCGTGGTCTTACGCTACCTTCGTTGGGTGGCGAACCGGATCAAGGCGCCCTGCGCCTCGTTTCGTACTTATTCCGGATAGTTACGAAACGGAAGAAGAAAGTTTGGGGCTGTTCGTGTTGGATCTACTTCGCCAGGAGGTAGATTCGCTGGCCGAACAGCGTGATTGTTGAGGTGGTTGCCCACCGTTTCTGGCCAGTCGTGTGGGTCAGAGCACGTGTAAGGTTAATGGCGGTCTGCGCTCAGCGCGTGAACCATCTTCCGAGTACCTGAGGAGTCAGGCCGGGAAATGGGGACTTAATAGGTGCCACTTACGCTATATAAGCCCTTGTTGGGTGTGCTCGTAGCCTTCGTCGCGGGGCGGTTCGCCGCAGGACGACGGG